TTATACTAGTAATTAAACTTATACTAGTAATTAAACTTATACTAGTAATTAAACTTATACTAGTAATTAAACTTATACTAGTAATTAAACTTATACTAGTAATTAAACTTATACTAGTAATTATGGATTATTATTCAGAATCTCGTATGAAACGAGCATTAGGACAACCAATGTATTTATTAAACGCAGAATACAAACCAAAAGATAAATGGTATTTTGTTGTTCAGGGTTATTCTGGTTCTAATTATGACGTAACAATTGATGCTAATAAAATGGAATGTACTTGTTCTGATTTTAAATTGAGAGAAAAATTGTGTAAACATTTATATTTCATAATAGCACGTGTTGCTAATGATAAATGTTCACTTATGCATATAAACGAACATACAAATATTTATAAAATAAATTCAAACTTTACACAAACATTAAAGGATAGACTTATAAATTGTAATGAACATAACAATAATGAACATAACAATAATGATGATTGTGTTATTTGTTTTGAGATAATGAATAATATACAACAAACTATAAAATGTGGTGTCTGTAAAAATAACTTTCATACACAATGTATCAATAGGTGGCTTGCCAATAAATCTAGTTGCCCACTATGTAGATCAAATTTAATTAATAAAACACAACAAAAAAATACAAACAGTTTAGCCTATTTCAATAACCTAATTATTAACTCTAACGAGTGAATGTAATATATAAGTATTATATGATGTAGAAATCGTTAACACAAATAGAATAAAAGTAATTAAACATAAATAGTATTTATATTTAGAAAGATAAGGACTTAATATATTATTAATGTATTCTTGTGTATCTTCTTTTTGTAACTCTGTCACAAAAGATTCCATAAGCTTAGATATCATTTAATTAATTTTATTAAACATATTTGTTTAGAAATTATAACGAATAAGATGAATTTACCAAAAAGAAGAAAAAGAACTAAAATAGTTTCAATGGATAAATTTATTATTTCAGAAGAAACACGAGATAATAAAAAAAATTCAGAAGAAACATTTATGCCATGGACCACCCACCGAAACGCCGCCACCTAACATATTTAAAAGTGAATGGGCATTATATGGATCCGGAAAACCATGTGAAAATAACAACGAGAATAATATCATTGAAAAATATAAACCCAAAGAGTTGACAGATATTATCGGGAATAAAAATAACATAAAGTTGTTGAAAAATTGGCTCGTAAGTAAATTTGAAAACACAAAAAATAATTATGATTGCGTACTAATAACGGGAGAATCTGGATCGGGGAAATCAGAATTTGTAAGACAATGCTTCAAAAGTTTGAATTACAGTATGATAGAATATGATCAATCCATAAATAAAGCCGAAATGGCTATACTATCAGATTCTATAATTTTTAGTAGCATAGAAATTCTACTTTCTGGTAAATCTAAGAAGGGTGTTATTATAGATAATTATAATGATAATTTATCATCTTCACAATTGACCGAGTTATTGAAAATTTTGAAGAAAAATAAAAATAGTTCACCAACAATATTTATATCAAACGAATTTAAATTATTAAATGATAATGCTTTGCATATTGAATTTGAAAGTCCAACAAATAAACAGTTATTGACTGTTTTTAAAAAAGTTTGTACAAACGAATCTATTAATATATCACCCAATGCCCTAGAACATTTTATTAATAATAGTGGATACAATCTAAGAGGATTTATGACCACTATAAATGTTTTGGGTAATAAGACTAAAGAAATTACGTTGGATAACCTAGATGAAATTGTAAAAATTACTCAAAAGGATATTAATTTGGATATTCAGGATTGTATATCTATGTTTGTAGATTCTGTTAATCCTAAATTTTCTTTCGAAAACAGACTAAAATACACCTCAATGTATACGTCTGGAATAATACATGCAAATTACCCTATTATGCTTAAAAAAGACATAACAATTGAGGAAATTTCTGAGATTAGTGATTATATATCACATGGAGACGTTCTAAAACATTGTATGCTTTCAAAACAAGAATGGAATCTTTCAGAATTATCTGGGATTATGGGGACCGAAGCACCCAGTAGTATAATAAGAAAACACTATAAACCAATTAAGAAATATAAAGTCCCAAATCGTTACGATTCAATTCCTAAAATCATTATGATTAAATCCAATCCACAAGATGTTTGTTTTGCTATTGGTCATATATTTTTTAAGCTTGGTAATCCTGATGCAGCATGGATCAAACATATGAACAAATCATCAAGCTTATTTATAGATTTTATGAAAGGATATTATATAGACAAAGATACGTCTATGAAATTACTAAGTATGAGTTATAGTTTTCAAAATCAAAATTCAAGTGTAATAAGGAAAATTAGAACTAAATTTAGGAATGAATGGAAGTTAAATGAATAATTATAATTTAATTTCTTTGTTATAATCAATGGACTCTAAATCATTTGTTGAGTTAATAAATAAAGCATCTGGTAGCAAAACAAAAACAAAAAATATAATAATGTCATGCTATAAAGACATAGTATTAAATAAATTCTTAACCATAGAACAGATTTCAAACGATTTGAAAAAATTTCTAAAATGGCTTGAAAATAGTAAAAATGTAGAAAAATATAAAATAATTAAAATAATCGCTGAAATAAAAAATGTAAACATAGACAAAAACACAAGTGTAGATAATATTAGAGATAGCATTGATAACATATTCGAAAAAAACCTAGGAGAAATGAACATAAACTATAGAATGGAATACAATGTTTTAAAAATACTACAATGGATTAAAAACACGCAAGGGATTAATGTTACACCAATAAAAGAAAAATTGGAAAACTATAACTACGACGGAGACATAGAAGATATTTTTGATGAAATGAATGATATTTTTAAAACACATATATCAAACGACTATGATTTCTATGAAAAAATATTTCAAAAATTAGAACAAAAACGAGTCAATTTTAAAATTAGACAAATTAGTTTACCAAAATTTAAAATTGTTGAAAAACAATACAATAACAACAACAACAACAACAATATTGTTAGGAGAAATGTTGATCTAGTTGGAGGGAAGGGTGGTGATAAATTAAGGAATGTGGACAAGATGGTACAAGGGGGTTTAGAAAACACCATTAAAAATGATTATGCTAATTTAGAGCTTATTGCTTCTGAATTTGCAGATGAAAATGGAGTATTTAAACTAAAGGATGTTTGGAAAGATAATATTTACAAATTTTTTCAATCAAATAAACTAAAACCGCGGACAAATAAAAGAATTTCTTTGCAAATTTTTACAGCATACTTGGTTCTTAATCAGTCATTTGATGATATTTTGGAATCGTCTGAATCTATTATTTCACCACTTGATTATGATTCTTCGTTTGTAAATAAAATGATTAATAAGATGATTGAAAAGGGTTATATGGTTAGATACAAGACAAAATTTAAAAATTATTTATCACCCAAATTAGATTTAACAACAGTTGTAAATTTTCTGAAATCTAATAACATTGATACAAAAAGCATCAATAATGTAATTTCGGAAATTTATGAAAAGATTGGTAATAATCTAAGAGAATCAAATAGAAATGAAGTAGTATATTCTATTTTAAAAAATAATAATCTAAAGGATGGTAATAAAAAAATATCAATTACAAGAAAAATTATTAATAATTTATTTAATTAGTTCCGTAATATTTTTGTGCAACTTTTGAAGCTGCTTTCTTTTTTTGTTCGATTGTTGGTTCTCCAACTACTGGATATAAATACTTTTTAGCCATAGTTTCTCCAACGGTTACGTCTCTAACCAAATTGGGGATATTATCTTTTTCTGCTTTATCTCTATATTCAAGCAAAGTATTAAATGTTTTAAAATCAAAATCAGGAGTTATACAAGTATAATATAATTTAGGATATTTTTCAATAAATTCCGAATATTTTGTCTGTATATCTCTTTCCGTCAAATAAAGAGAATCCTTTCTAACACTCTCAATAGTTTCAGTAATCTTAGCCGTATTCCAATCCATTATAATATATTTGATATCTTTTTAATTCCAAGTTGTAGCCGAACCATTTACATACTCCTCCGTCTTACCCTTACTCGTTATATTTCCACCTAATTGTGGACCCGTATACCCATTTTTAACAGATTGTTCTAATGTTTCAAGAGGATTGTTTTGGTAATATGTACTCAATCTAGCCTGATCCATATATGTACGAAATATATTATCACTTTCAATCCCATTATCATTATTTAAACTACTATATGTATTTAATGTATCTTGTACACCCTCAATATTCTTTTGTTGATGTTCGTTTTTCTTAAAAAGTAATTGACTCATATTGGCATTCTGATTGGACAGTTGATTGGACATTACATTACCAGATTTAAATGTAACATTATTTGACATTATATTATTGCTTAGTGTAAATATTTTAATCTGGTAACAAACTACTTAAAAATTAGTATTATTATTAAAATAAAAATGTTAAATGATAGAATTGTAACAACATTATACAACAAATTACCTATAAAAACATTTACAATCTATACATTACTAGTATTAATAAATATTATTTTGTCTGAACATAAATACTTTCTAAGAATCTTAATATTTTTCTTAATTTTATTGAATTGTATACATATATTAACAGTATATAATATATCAAGAGAAGAAATAATAGGGAAATCAGTTGTTATAGTAACTATATTGTTTTCTATATGCATTAAAGTATTAATTGTAATTATTGATTGTAATATTAATTATAATTTACAAACATTTGAAATTATTATTAGTTTTATGTTATTAAATATTTATGCATTTTGGGATATTCTATACGTAACTATTATTTTATTATGCCTTTTATCGACTAAATATTCCGTAAAAGAAACATTAGATCAAGGATTAAAACATTCAGAAATTGTACAATTTGAAACTAAATATGAAAATAAATCATGTTCCATATGCTTAGAAGATATAACAAACACAAACACAATTAGGAAAACAGAATGCGATCACATATTTCACGATGCATGCATTATAGACTGGTTTAATATTCAAAATAGTTGCCCCGACTGCAGATTCGAATTTGTATAAAGATTAAAAAGATTAAAAAGATATGTACTACGAAGATTTAGATGATAGTATGAAATCAAATGTTAACACTAGAATATATAAACTTAAAGAACAATACGACAAACTTGAAGAAAAAAAAGATAGTCTTAAAGAACAATACGACGAACTTAAAAAAGAACATGGTTGTCTTGTATATGATTACGAAGAAATTGATAAAGAAAATGACAAACTTAAAAGAGAGAATGACAAACTTAAAAGAGAGAATAGCGAACTTAAAAGAGAAAATAATAAAGATTTTCATAATTAGTCTAATTCTAATTCAACAATACTACTTTTTGATTCGGATTTCTTAATACAATCATATTCATTATTATCATCTTCTTCTGAAGAATAATCTTCTTCTCTTATTTGATAACCCCTTACAATATCTGCCATAGTTCTATAATCCGCAGGTTTCTTTATTTTTTCGATGATCCAAAAATCAGAACAAGAATCGGATATAATAAATTCATAAGGCATCCAAAAATACCCACCAAGAGGACCCCAGTCTTCACCCCAACTATTACGAATTAGGAATAAATCAGTTTCATCGTTATACCCGACAATTAATACCGCATGCCCACCTAATATTTTTTCACCTATAGCAGGAATGTTAAATATACCAGTATGGGATACGCCATCGGGATCTTCAAATGATTCATATACACTAAAACCAAAACTAACAGGATAACTAAGAGTTAATGCAGATTTAATGCTATCCAACGTTTTATTTAGTTTTTTATACTTTATACTCTTATAGTTTTGTGCGTCCAAATAAGCATTGACTGTAGGCTTAATATCGAATGTTTGTATATTATAGGGACACATAGATTCCTTACAAACACCCAAATTATTTAAAACTTTTATTCCATCTCTTATACTAGCACCAGAATCATAACCAACACTATTTTCTATAACCCTTTCATTATAATAAAGAAATAGACGACTTGGACTAATAATATCTGTTTCAGAACCATTAAATTGGCGCTTATATTCATACTCAAAAGCAGTACAAAGTGCATTTGCTGTACAAGATCCCAAATTTCCTTGATCATAAACATCAGGGAGTAAATTTGTATCTCGTAAATCAATCATACTTTTAAATTTTGCTATATCAGGAAATGCAACATATTGGTCTCTTTGGTCAGGTATATCTGGTGTCCAACCATATTTATGATTACGTATAGTAATCGGAAAAGATTCTTCAAATTTATTAGAAAACCAATTGCCCATTCTATTTATATTAATGATAAACTTTTATTTTATAAATAACTAACGAACTTATAATAAAAGATTAATGATGTAGGTAGTTCAGAGATATATATAACTGTAGCAAATGTTTATGTGTTATTGACAGGGATGTCAATGGTGCTCGAAACATTTGCTACAGTTTGCCATATAAAATATTTTTCTTGTATTTTCAAATAACTTAGTTTCTATACAAACTGGCTTTCGGGATTTAATCAATAATATTAATCAATAATATTAATCGAGAAATATTAAAATATTTAATATTAATATATGGATTTACTTTTTTGGGTTATTTTAATATTAGGTTTATGTTTATTTCTTTTTTTTAAAAAATGTAACGAACTGTTTACAAACTCTGATTCAAAATTATTCAAAGCTTATGTAATAAATTTAGATAGAAAAATAACAAACTCTAATAATATTATTAATTATTTGGAAAAAAGAAATTGGGAATACGAAAGATATTCAGCTGTAGACGGAACAAAATTTAAAAATATAACCGATATATGCAAATCTCAAGGATACCCAGACTTAACTTGTATAGGAAATGAAGAAAGAACAGGTCATTTGGGAACAGTTGGGTGTTATTTAAGCCATATAAATTGTATGAAAATTATTAGCGAAAATGAATATGATTGGGGTTTAATACTTGAAGATGATGCTATTTTTACACACGATATAAACATTGATGAAATATTCAAAAAAGAACCCCAAACTGAGTTTTTTTGGTTATCAACCTCAGAATTTAAAAATGAAATAGAAATTTACGATACACAACCTGGTTGGGGAGCACAAGGATTGTTAATTAGAAAAGATACAGCTGCAAAGTTATATAATTTGTTAAAACCGGGATCTACGTGGTTAAAAAATACAAACAATTTTGATAATAAAGATTGTTTACTTGATTGGATTATACAATATGCTTTAGTATACTTAAATATAAAATATAAACATATACCTGTTGTTATGCAATACCCCGTTACTGAAAGTAATATTAATGCAGACCCAGATACAAAAACACCTCTTAGATTTGTAGAAATTCCTTATGTTGGTATAGATATAAATAATAGTACAATAAAAACAAGTAACCGAATAAATGAAAATAATCGAAAAATAACGATTATTACTAACCCTTATACTAGAGTTATTAACTATTACAATTCTAAAGAAACTGATACAAATATAAACGAATGGATAAGTTTAGGTGAAATTAATTCTTTGGAATCTCAGTATGATTTTATCGATAATAATAAAATAAGTCACCAATATGATCATATTATTAAATCAGAAGAAATGACTAAATCATTTCCATCCTTAATGAAAACATTTGGTATAGAATCAGAAAAACCTATACTAAAATCAGCTAGAAATATAAAATTAGAGGATCTAACAGAAAATACAAAAAATATTATAAAGTCTAAATTTAATAAGGATTTTATAGCATTTATTTATTAATTTTATAAATAACTAACGAACTTATAATAAAAGATTAATAAGTAGCGCTATTACGAAATGTGTAATCACTATAATGAGCACCTGTTGTATTTGGTGCAACTTTATAACTAATAATTATCATTTCTTTATAAAAGGAATATATTTTAAATTATATTATATATTGAAGGTTTAGATGTCATTACCCTACCAGTACCAGAATCGGCAACAGAACAAAATAAACCCAATGCTGGACTCCACTCGACACCAAACCAACCGGTTGACTCGTTAGCCGATGTACGACCTATCCAATTTATACCATCTAAACTAGTCATCACCTTCCGTGTTCCACTATTAGCAACAGCACAAAATAAACCCAATTCGGGACTCCACGTTACACTAAACCAAGTATTCGAATCATTACTTGCAGGGTGACCAGTCCAATTTTCACCATCGGGGCTAGTCATTACCTTATTAGTCCCAACATAAGCAACAGCACAGAATAAATTCAATTGAGAACTCCA